AAAGTGTTAAGAGAACGGAGGGGAATCATGAAAAAGTTACAATACATCAAACAAAAACGTATTCAACAAAATAATCTTGAAGAAATAGAAATGCGTAAGAATTTAATTAAGAATTTAATATGGAATATAATTATTATTACCATAATGTTTATAGCATCATCATTTAATATATATAATATGTCAAAAGTAAGTGAAACTTATGAAACTTATGAAACTTATAACGATAAAATTACAACACCTTATGTGCCTAATCTGGTTACATTTGAGCCTCAAATAGAAGAAGAATCAAGTGAATTAGTTGTAGAGGAAATTATAAAGAATGAGCCATTTGAAGAATTTGAAGCAACAGCTTATTGTGCATGTCCCAAATGTTGTGGTAAATGGGCTGATGGAATAACAGCATCAGGAACTAAAGCTACAGCAAAAAGAACGATAGCAGTAGACAGTAATATAATACCATTAGGTAGTAAAGTAGAAATAGAAGGAATGGGTATATACATAGCTGAAGATACAGGTAGTGCAATTAAAGGTAAAATTATAGATATCTATTTTGACACACATGAAGAGGCTCTAAAATTTGGAAGGCAAAAGGTAAACGTTAGAATAATACCTTCAACAAATGGAGGTAATCAAATTGAATAGAGCAGAAAGAAGAAGATTGCAAAGAGAGCAACAAAAAGCTCCAACTTATTGTATAAATCAAAAGCAATTATCAAACTTAGTTCGTGATGAAGTTAATAGCAGACTAGAAGAAATAAAAAATGAAGCGATAAATAAAACAATTCAAGCATACACCGCAGCTTGGGTTATAAGTCTACACGATGAGTTTCAATTTGGGCATAAAAGATTACAAAGAATACTTAAAAAAGTAGAAAATCAATTTGAATGTATAACGGCAGAAACTGTAACGGTAGAAGATTTAGTAAATTGGTGTAAAGAGTATGGAATAGAAATTAAATAAAAAGGAGAAGATAAAGTGGCTAAGTATAGAAAGAAACCAATAGTGATTGAAGCAATACAATTCAATGGAAGAAATTCAGCAGATATTCATGAATTTTGTGGTGATAAAATACGAGAACCGATTGGTAAAGACTATCTTGAAATTGAGACACTAGAAGGTGTCCATATTGTAAGCCCTGGTGATTATATCATCAAAGATATCAAAGGTGAGTTCTATCCATGTAAACCAGACAAATTTGAAGCAACATATGAAAAAGTAAACGACGAAAATCCAGAAATAATAACAAAAGAAACAAGTTTAAATGTAATAGTAAAGTCTTTGGTTGAAGGTGCTAATAGTTTTATAATGAAATGTCCTACATGTGGAAAGCAAACTATTAGTAGTCAACAAATATACATTCATGATAATATTAAAAGGGAATGGTATTGTAAAAATTGTGGCCAGAAATTAAATAATCACAATTTGGTAAAATAACCTGTAGTAACAGTTAAAATAAATTCAAAAAAAATTGAAAAACTTTTAAAAACCTATGTACAAACGATAAGTAATTTGGTATAATGTAATTGTAAGATAAATAAAATAACAAATCAAATAAGTGTTTAGGAGGACGATAACATGACAAACAAAGAAATAATTAAAGAAGTTAGCAAAATATTAAAAGCTGACGAAAAGGAATTTGCAACAGAGCTAAAAGGAAAAACAATATTGGTAAGACAATACAATGAAGATGTTGAAGGTTTAATAGTTGCAGAATTTAAAAGAAATAAATTAATAATAATCAAATAAATAACAAACCAAATAAAATGTCTAGGAGATGGAAAGGTAAAATGAAGACAAGTTACTTTGGAAGAGTAAATTCAAAAGCTTTTCGTGATAGAGATTTACGATTAGTAAGTATTGCAAGAAGTGCAAAGTACTTTCATGGAGAAAGATATCCGGCATTGTTTCCAACGTGGGATATGATTCATATGACTGATAAGGAAGAATATGAAAAAGCATATCGAGAGCAAATACTTAGTAAACTTGACCCGATGAAGGTTTGGGAAGATTTACATGATGCAGTTATCTTGTGTCATGAAAGTATGGATAAAATTGAGAAAGGAGAAGCTTTCTGTCATCGTCATATTGTTGCAAGATGGTTAGAAGAGGAACTTTGGCTAAGAGGAATTGATGTTGAGATTCCTGAGTTAAGAGATGACAAGAAAGACTTGAAGAAAATTCTTCTTAATCATAAGCAGATGAGCTTATTCGATTAAGAGACAGAGTAATTAAGAAAATTAACACGAGGCAGTCAAAAGTAGGCTGCTATTCGTGTTTTTCGTGTTTATAGGAAATTAAAGTGAGGAAAATGAAAATGATGGAAGTATTGTTTGTAGTGGCAGAAATGCAAGAAGCCCAACCTTTGATTGAGCACTATAAAATGAAAAAGCAAGAGCTAAGTTGCATAAATTTGTGGTCAAATGATGTTTTTCAGCTGATAGTCACAGGTGCTGGTGTAAATAATGTAATAAGCTCGTTATCAAAAGCCATAAGTTTAGGAATCTTGAATTCGGATGTTAACATTATCAATGTTGGATACGCAGGTGCAAAAGGAATCGATGTTGGTTGTGTTGTAAATGTAAAAGCGTGTAGTTGTTTTGAATTTCCGACAAAAGCAAATACAAACGTTAAAAATTACGTGAAGCTATCTGACGAAGGATATCATTGCTATACAAGCATTGATTTTGTTGAGAAAGCAGACGTTGAGAAAGCAGACAACGTTGAAGAAAAAGCTTTGTTTGATATGGAGCTTGCATATATTGCAAGATTTGTGTATAGAAGTCTTTATTCTATTAAAATCGTATCTGATAATTTAGATTATAATGGCTTCAAAGAGTTTAATGGAGAAGAATCTTGGAAGAAAGTCATAGATAAAATTGAAGAAAGGAGGGAGTAAGTGTGTTTCAAGGTACATTGCCGCATAGAGCAATAAAAATCATTGGGAATATCGTCAAAGAATGGAATGTAAAAAGGATATATGTTGGTTGCTCAGGCAATTTCACGATTGAGCGTTCTATTAGTGGACTCATTGACTGTAAGATTACGAGTAATGACGTGACTATTTATAGCTCGTACATTGGTAAGTATTTCTCAGGTCAGAGCTTGGAAGAACTGAAAATCAAAGACGATTATGATGGTGAATGTAACTTTCTGCGAAATTATATGAATAACGATACAGAGAAAGTAGCAACAATGATGTTAGCATCTGATATTCTACCATATTCAATGCATAATGATCAGTATAGTAAACGTATGATGCGAGGATATAAAGAACAATATTCAAAAATACATAGCGATTTGTGTAAAAAACTTGAAGGAATGAAGCTAAATATTGATACGTTTTATCATGGCGATGTAATGAAAATGCTTGATGAAATACCTGCAGATTGTGGGTTTATCAGTTTCCCTCCATTCTTTAAAGGTGGCTATGAAAGAATGTGGAAGGAGATTGAAAATTTCTTTGAGTATACAGAGCCTGATTATGAGATATTTGACCCTGATGTGCATATTACTGAGTTTTGTCATAAAGTAAGTAGGTTGAATAATTTTGTCATTGGAACAGAAAGACCGGTTGAAGAACTTGAACAATACTTCAATGGCACGTTAAATACAGGACCAAATAAACTGATTTACTTTTATAGTAAAACAAATAAAAAGCATTATGTAAGACAAGGAGCAAGGGCAACGAATGCTAAGCCTATCGTTAGAATTGATGAACATGATGTAATTACAGAGAATATTACAATTGCACCTATCACTATTGACCAGTTTCAAGAATTAAGGGCATTATACTTGAGTACGAATGTTACGAAAGTAGGAACACCTATAGCAAGTTATGGTTTATTTTGTGAAGATAAGTTATTTGGTGTATTTGCTTTTGGTAGTAGTTATATGCTTAAAGGAAGTGAAAAGCTTGAGAAGCCAACTGTATATTTGATGACTGATTTTTCAATTAGACCTACATGTGAAAAGAATTTGAGTAAGCTTGTTCTATATTGTATCTTAAGTAAAGAAGCAAAATTTTTGGCTGAGAAAGTAACAGGTAAAAGAGCAAACAGCATTACGACAAATGCATTTAGTAAGAATCCTGTAAGTATGAAATATCGTGGTTTATTTGAATTGTTTGGAAGAAGAGAAATTGAGAAAGACGAAAATGGTAAAGTGAAAAAATGGAATCTGTCTTATGGAGCACCAATGGGGCAGTGGAGTCTTAAGGAGGGATACGAACTATGGAGACAAAAGTCATCAAAGTAGACCCGAGAGAAATAAAGTTACTCGAAGTGAATGCAAGGTTTATGAATGCTGATGAATTCCAGAGGTTGGTTCAGAATATAAAACGTGATGGTTGTTTAACTCAGCTTCCGTTTTGTGTTTATGATGATGACGGGAATTTAGTAGTATTAAGTGGAAACCATAGAGTTCAAGCAGCTATTGAAGCAGGGCTACAAGAGATAGATGTTCAAGTGACAGAGGAAAAACTGACAAAAGACCAGCGTATTGCTATTCAGTTAAGTCATAATGCTATTTGTGGTAAAGATGATATGGCCATATTAAAGCAACTATATGAGAGCATTGATGATGTGAATATGAAAGCATATTCCGGATTGGATGATGAGACACTTAAACTGTTAGATAACATAAGCACTCAGAGTATGTCTTATTCAGGATTGCAGTATCAAGTATTGAATATTTTGTTTCTTCCTTCTGAGATTGAAGAGATTAAAGCTATATTAAAAGATGTTATGAAAGAAGTAAGGTCAAATGAAACTCTTATGTTACGAATGGCTGAATATGATAAGTATCTTAATACAATAACTGATGTAAGCAAAGCATTACGAATCAGAAATACAGCAGTTGGTTTTATGGCAATGCTTGAAATAGTGAAGAAGCATATGTCAGAGTTAAAAGAAGTCTGGATTGAAGATGCTAAAGATAAAGAGTATGTACCTATTAGTACCATCATTGGTAGATCAGATATTAAAGCTAAAGATGGACGAATCCTCGATAAAGCGATTGAAAGGTTGATTGCAAAAGGTGAAATAAAGAAGTCAGACAAAGAAGATGCTTTAGTGGTTCTTGCTAAAAAATATCTTGAATCTGAAAATAAACTAAAGAAAGGAAGAAGTGAGTAAAATGGGACGCATAAACAGCAGTAAAGTAGATGAATGGCTTAAAGAAGAAAAGCTTGAACTTCTTCGCTGTTGGGCGAGAGATTTTACTTTGTCTGATATTGCTAAGAAAATAGGAGTATCTGAAAAGACACTCATTTCATGGAGAAAAACGTATCCTGAGATTGAACAAGCAATCAAGGATGGAAAAGAGATTGTTGATTACAGAGTTGAGAATGCCCTACTTAAAGTAGCATTAGGGTATACAACAACAGATGTAAAAACAATAATCAGTCCTCCAGATAAGAATGGAAACAGAACTGTAAGAGTTGAGAAAATAGAAAGAGAAGTTCCACCCAATCCAACAGCTATTATGTGTTGGTTGAATAACAGAAAGCCAGAACAATGGAAGCGTAACAGAGACTTGTTGTATACTCAAGATAAAGACAACAATATAATTGTTAATATTATTCGTAAAGGTGCTAATGACTCTGAAGAAGATGAAGACTGGACTGCTTCTGTAAGCACAGACGTTAAAAAAAGTAAAGCTAAAAAAGCGAAACCAGAGCCTGATGACTTAGATTACTGGCCTGATGATTGGGAGGATACCGATGAATGAAATATATAGAACAAAAGGTATTAAGCTAATCAGAGGGGATTGCTTGGAGATAATGAAGAACATACCACGTGGTAAAGTAGACATGATATTATGCGATTTGCCATACGGAACTACTCAATGTAAATGGGATATAGTGATACCATTTGAACCTTTATGGGAGCAGTACAAAAGAATCATTAAAGACAATGGTGCAATTGTATTATTTGGTAGTCAACCATTTACAAGTGCCTTGATTATGAGTAATCTGAAGATGTTTAAGTATTGTTGGACTTGGGATAAAATTACAGCCAAAGGTCATTTAGTTGCTAAGCATAGACCTATGCAGCAAACAGAAGATATAGTTGTTTTCGGTAAAAATAAAGTTAACTATTATCCGATTATGATTGACAGGCCAAAAAATGAAATACAAAGAACTTATGAAGCTAGTCGAACAGAAATCATGGGTGGTATATCTAAGAAAAAAGTTAAAGTGTACGACAAATGGTATCCTAAAACTTTATTGAGATTTAAAACTGAACGTGGCCTTCATCCAACCCAAAAACCTGTAGCATTATTAGAATACCTAATAAAAACATATACAACTGAGGGCGAGATAATATTAGATAATTGTATGGGTTCAGGAAGTGCAGGTGTGGCAGCAATAAATACCAATAGAAAGTTTATAGGTATAGAGTTGGAGCAAAACTATTTTGATATTGCAAAGAATAGAATAATAGAAGCAATAAAACAAAAGGACGGTGAGGTGTAAATGCAGCATGGAGATTATCAAAGAAGTGTCAGAAAGGTTTGCTGATTTCGTATTCGATTGGGACTATGAGACTTACTTACTAGTGGGTGGGTATGGTAGTGGCAAGTCATATCATATAGCTTTAAAAATCATTCTTAAGTGTTTAGAAGAAAAGCGTAAAGTTCTTGTAATAAGAGAAGTATATGATACACTAACTGAATCGTGTT